CCCCTCCTTATAGAGATGCCTGATGCAAGAACAACTTGAAAAATTTCGGACAATATTCAGCGGGCTGGAGATTGCCTATGGGACATACGTAATTAAGTCGGAGCGTGGAGATGGAAAGCGAGCGGGTAAGGCCACGGTGGTTCGCAAGCCGCCTACTGAAGACCTATGGATCAAACACCTTGACGGTGTTGAACCTAGTCTGGGTATCATTCCTATCCGCTCTGACAATAGCTGCATTTGGGGCTGTATTGATATTGATCAGTATCCCATTGACCATAAGGGCCTTGTACAACGTATTTCGTCGCTAAGCCTACCATTGGTAGTGTGCCGGAGTAAATCCGGTGGAGCGCACGTCTTCCTGTTTGTGCGAGAACCGATACCTGCTGCCGACATGCAGCATTACCTCAACAATGCCGCTGCATTGCTGGGTGAGGCTGGACGGGAGATATTCCCTAAACAAGCCGAGATTTTGGTTGAACGTGGTGACACGGGCAACTTCCTGAACCTGCCTTATTTTGCCGGGGACAACGGCACGCGCTACGCCTTCAACCTTGATGGCTCCGCCGCTACGCTGGATGAATTCTTTGCCCTGTATGAGGCCAATGCGCAGACAGCGCCACTGACCTACCCTGAGCCGCCCAAGCAGGCCGAAAGCCCTATCAAGGACGGTCCACCGTGCCTGCAAGCGTTGTGTGCGCAAGGGTTCCCCGAGGGGACAAGGAACAACGGTTTGTTCAACATAGGGGTGTTCCTCAAAAAAGCATCACCAACAACATGGGAAGACAAGCTGATTGAGTACAACCATAAGTATGTCTCCCCACCGCTACCCAACAACGAAGCGCAGGTCATCTTAAAGCAGTTGAACAAGAAAGAATATCTGTACAAGTGCAAGGATAGCCCGCTCAATTCCTTTTGCAATTCCGGCCTGTGCCGAAGCCGTAAGTTTGGGATTGGCTCCTCCGGCCCCGATGCACCAAAGATCAGTTCCTTGTCCAAGTACGCCAGTGAGCCGCCGCTGTGGTTCTTGGATATCAATGGCCGCAGGGTCGAGTTGGAAACTGACAACCTGTTCAACCAGATGGCTTTCCAGAAGGCATGCCTAGAGCGCCTGAACATCGTGCCGCCTACCTTGCGCAAGCAGGATTGGGAGACCCTGCTCAATTCCCTGCTCAAAGAAATGGTGGAGACAGAGCAGATCGTTGAGGCCAGCGAAGACACCAGCGTAACTGGTCAGTTCATGGACCTGTTGGAGGAATTTACAACACACATGCAGCAGGCGCTGGATCGGGATGAATTGCTCATGGGCCGTCCATGGACGGACGATACCGAGGCAAAAACCTACTTTAGGATGAAAGACCTGATGGCGCACTTAAAGCGCAACAACTTTATAGGCCTGACTGCTCCCAAGATTGCACAGCGCATCCGTGACCTTGGTGGAGAGCCCATCTCTTTGTTCCTAAAATCACGGGCCACCCGATGCTGGAGAATCCCATGCTTTACCAAGCAGGATGCTCCGTTTGACACCAACACCGTTCGCAAAGAAGGGAGTCCATTTTGAAACAGCTAGACGGCTACGGGCCCGCCATCATTGGCCCAGCATTTATTTGGAACGGCAACGAACGTGTGCAGGTTCTTGTCTACAACGCCGAAGCCATTCGATGGATCTTGCAGCGGCGCGATGGCATGAGCGCCGAAGAAGCGCGAGAGTTCATTGAGTTCAACATTGAGGGCGCTTACATGGGGCCGGACACACCCGTCCTTACTTGGCCAGATGATTCCTTTTGCCTGACCCACGATGCCTGATATCGTATATACTTGTTTTGGCCTAGCTCGACGGAGCGAAAAGCAGTACCCCTTACTGTCTGGCCAACTTTCATTAAAGGGTTGTTTTGGAAAGGGCAAAACAATGCAGATCAAACTCTGCCAGTGCGGTTGCGGGAAAGAAACTCCCATAGCTGCCCGCACTCGAACCTCTCGTGGTCAGAAAAAAGGTGAACCTTTACGGTTCATTAATGGCCATAACGCTCGGCTATTAGATAGCGAAGAGCAGCGACGAAGGACTTCTTTTCGTGATCATGATAGCCAAAGATACACCGGCAGTAGAAACAATTATGTGAAGCTTAAAAATAGGCATATGCATAGGGTAGTTGCTGAGCAAAAAATAGGTAGAAAACTACTTGCTGGAGAAATTGTTCACCATATAGATGGCGATAAATGGAACAATCATCCGGATAACTTGTTGGTAATGACTCAGGCAGAGCATGCCCGTATTCACTGCAACATTCGTTGGCATGGAGCATCCCATGACTGATGACACGAGAAAGGAGCTGGGGCCGAAGATTTGCAAAATCTTTGGCCCCCCGTAACTAGGAACAGGCAAGACAACCTACCTGCTCAACGTGGTGGATGCCGAGCTTGTGGCCGGTACTTCACCGCTTAGTATTGGCTACTTTTCTTTCACTAGAAAGTCTGCCAACGAAGCGCGGGACAGGGCGATTGAGAAGTTCCCAGCGCTCAACGCCCGTACGGATTTCCCTTACTTCCGTACGCTTCACAGCCTTGCGTTTCGATGCCTTGGCACGAAGACCGATGACATCATGCAGCCTGCGCACTTCAAGGAGTTTGCGGCAGAAGCTGGGATCGACATTGACCTGACCAAGGATGAGGAGATGGGCTTTGTCAAGGCGGACAACCCCATCCTGAACGAAGTCAACCTTGCGCGGATCAAGGGCCAAGACCTGCGCAGCCACTATAACCAGTCCGGCATGGACATCGAGTGGCATCACTTTGAGTTCGTGGAGCGCACCTATCGGCACTACAAGCATTCCCACAACCTGCTGGACTTCACAGACCTTTTGGAAATGGTCGTGGCTGAGCCTTCAAGATTGCCTTCTCTGGAGGTTTTGATTGTAGATGAGGCCCAAGATCTTTCCCGCATCCAGTGGCAACTGGTCGAGGCGCTCTCTTCGCGGGCCAAGCGCACCTTCCTCGCTGGCGACGATGATCAGGCCGTCTTCACATGGGCCGGTGCAGATGTCAAAAGCTTCTTGGCATTCCAAGGATCGGTCACCATCCTTGACCAGTCCTATCGCGTACCGATGCGCATCCACACGCTGGCCGATACCATCGTGCACCGGATCAGGGAGCGCCAGCAAAAGACGTGGAAGTCTAGAGACAGTGAGGGCAGCGTTTTGAGCTACTACCGCTTTGAAGATGTAGACGTGAGCCAAGGCCAATGGCTCATCATGGCAAGCACCAACTACATGCTCAATCCTGTGCACGAATGGCTCAAGGGAATGGGCATCCTGTTTGAGCGCAACGGCATCCCCAGCCTGTCCCAGCCAGCGGCCAACGCCGTTCTCAACTGGGAGCGCCTACGCCGTGGCGGCGAAGTGCTGGGGGAGCAAGTCGCCTCCATCTACCGGTATCTTGATGCCAGCTTCGTGGCTCGGGGCCACAAGACCTTTCGCAGCGGTGAGAGTTCCGCGCTGTACAACATGCAATCCCTCAAGGACAATTTTGGGCTGCTGACCGATGTCATCTGGCACGAAGCTTTGACCAAGATTGCCGATGAGACCAAAGAGTACATGATCGCCCTGCTACGCCGTGGGGTGAAATTGAACCAAGCGCCGAGGATCAGGTTATCCACCATCCACGGAGCCAAAGGCGGCGAGGCGGACCACGTCCTGCTGCTCATGGACCTTAGCCCCAAGTTCGCTAAGGAATACGCCCGCAACCCTGACAACGTACACCGGTTGTTTTACGTGGGCATCACACGGGCAAAGCAAACACTGCACTTGGTGCTGCCCAAACACATCGAAAAAGGATTCAAGATATGAGAACCATGCCATTATTTCCCACCCCTTGCGAGTGGGTCGCCCCAGAAACATTCCCTAACCTATCGACTGCCAAGGAGATTGCAATTGACCTCGAAACCTGTGACCCACATATGGAGTCCTTTGGACCGGGCTGGCCCAGAAACGATGGCTTTATTGTTGGCTATGCTGTTGCTGTGGACGGATGGTCGGGCTATTATCCTGTTGCCCATCAAGGCGGTGGTAACCTTGACAAATCCCGAGTTGATCGCTGGGTACAAGAAGTCCTCTCCACCTCCGCAACCAAGGTCATGCATAACGCAGCCTATGACGCAGGATGGCTTGGGGCCAGCGGATTTACCATCAATGGTCGTATCGTGGACACGATGCTTGCAGCGCCGCTCATCGACGAAAATCGTTTCAGTTTCTCCCTCAACGCCCTTGGCTATGACTACCTCCAAGAGACTAAGTCAGAAGCCGGACTGAAGATGGCCGCAGCCGACTTTGGCGTTCACCCAAAGAAGGAATTGTGGAAGCTGCCCGCGATGTACGTGGGCGACTATGCCGAGCAAGATGCTGCCTTGACGTTGAAATTATGGCAAGCCCTTAAGATCAAACTGAGACAAGAGGAAGTCGAGTCAATCTTTGATTTAGAAACAGAAGTGTTCCCTGTGCTGCTGGGCATGACCCAGCGCGGCATCCGCTTTGACCGGTATAACTGCGAAATGCTGATGGATAAGCTCAAAAAGCGGGAGAAGGATCTTTATATGCACATGCGCAACCTTTGTGGAGCGTCAGTTGACATTTGGACTCCACTAAGTATTGCCTCCGCCTTTGACAAGCTGGGGCTCCCCTACGCCAAGACCGAGGCCGGTGCGCCGAGCTTTACCAAGAGCTTCTTGGAGTCGTGCACACATCCTATTGCTAAGATGATTGTGGAAGCCCGTGAGACCAACAAGACCCACGGCACGTTCCTCCAGCCCTATTTAGAGTTCAGCGCCAAGACGGGGCGCATCCACCCGCACGTCAACCAGATGCGTAGTGACGATGGGGGCACGGTTACAGGACGGCTGTCCATGGCCAACCCCAACCTCCAGCAAGTTCCCGCCCGCCACGAAATTATTGGCCCGATGGTACGTAACCTGTTCCTGCCGGAGGAAGGTGAGCTTTGGGCATCCAATGACTTTAGTTCTCAGGAACCTAGACTGCTTGTCCACTATGCAAGCCTCTTGGGATTGCCGGGGGCCGATGTAATGGTAAACGCTTATAGGGAAAACCCTAATACGGACTTTCACCAAATGGTGGCCGACATGGCAGGCATTGGCCGCAAGTCTGCCAAGACGATTGGCTTGGGATTGATGTACGGCATGGGCAAAGGCAAGCTGGCAAACCAGTTGGACCTGCACATCAGCGAGGCCGATGAATTGATCACCAAGTTCCACCACAACGTGCCGTTCCTCAAGGGCACGATCAATGCGGTCATGAAGCGCATAGACAGCCCTATGTCCAACGGATCAATCCGCACGCTGTTGGGCCGCAAGTGCCGCTTTCCTCTATGGGAGCCGATGGAATGGGGCGTGCACAGGGCGCTGCCGCGAGAGCAGGCGGTCATGGAATACGGACAACGGATCAAGCGCAACGGCACGTACAAGGGTCTCAACAGGTTGATACAGGGATCGGCTGCGGATCAGGTCAAGTCCGCCATGGTGGCGCTGCACAAGGCGGGGATACACAGCATGCTGCAAGTGCACGATGAGCTTGCTTTGTCTGTCAAGAGCAGGGAAGAGGCGCAGGCCGCTGCGCAGATCATGATGGAAGCAGTGAGGCTGGAAGTCCCAAGCCGGTGCGATGTGGAAGTCGGTCCGACTTGGGGATCGGCGAAATAAGCGTTGGCGCAGGGAGCTTCAGTAGAGATTTGATTTTGACAGAAAGCACGCCCCTATCCGATTACTGTGCACCAACACGGCTGGGGACTGCATCTGTCGATAGGCTCCGTGCGCTCTCGGTTGACTACCAGCCTGTACCTTGTCCGAGGGTATCAATCCCCATGCGTGATGGTCACCCCTTACGGGGGTGAATCGGCGATATTCTACTTCGCCATTTGCTCAGGCTGCCTGTATGCAGCCTGCTGCGCTTGGATGTCGCGAAACTTTTTGATCACGGCTTCAGCAACCACCAGTTCCTTGTCATGGGCCCCATCAAGGCCGTTGGTCTGGCGGTAGGCCTTGGCCAAGTTATCCAGCACAGCGATTACGTTATCGAAGGTCAATGTCATCTTGTTTCTCTTTCATAAATTTAAGGGAATGGAACAGCAAACGGGTCTCAGTAGTGGCAGCTAGGGCATGCTCCATGGCAAGGTCTAGTCGGCCATCCAATACAGCATCGTGGACCGCTTTGAGGGCCTTTTCGGCCATCATGCAGGGCATGGCATAGTCAATCACTTCGGTGGGCATCTTCGTTTTCCTTTGCGCGTTGTTTCATAAACTGGTTTGCCTGTGAAAAGGCTTCCTCATGGGGGAAGTCATTGTATTTGTTCCTAATCAGCAGCGCTGCCATTGCAAACATGGCGGCTAGGTCTCGTAGATTTGTTTCGTGTTCGGTCACAGGGGTTTCTCCGTGGGTTTGGGGCAGTTCTGTGGCGGCACTACTACGCACCACACCGCAGCCCATTGCTTTCTGTGTTCTCTGTTGGAAATCCATCTATCGATGTAGGCATCAGACATGTCAAGCAGCGCACGGTTGATTGCCCCTTTGTCTTTTTCGGTACGCTCAGATATTTCAGATACGGTCAAGCCATCGTGGTACTTTTGTAGCGCCATCCTGATTGCATGGTGGTTGGATTTACGCACTATTCTTCTCCTTCAACATCTTCGCGTATTCACAAAGTCTTTTAAAGACTTGCGGCTCAAGCGCCACTACTTTGTTTTCATGGTGGTTGGCTGCAAGCCAGATTTGAAATCCATCAAAGCTGGCGTACACGCCGTCACCTAGGTAAGTCTGATGTTCATCCATTGTTCTTCTCCTTTAATTTGGCTTCAATGTCACGCACCATTTCCAATATGGTTGAACGCCCCGCCCCTGTTTGAAAATCCTCCCAATCCCAGTAGAGTTCTACCTCTTCATCCGTCAGCCCTATCCACGGCTTCTTGTACACCTGTGTATCGTCATCGTCATCCAAGACTTTATTTAGGTAAGCCCTTGCAGATGGGGTGTCCGGTAACCGCGCAGCGCCCAACAATTTCTTTGATACGTATCCGGTCATACTTTTCCTCCTGCTCGAATTACAACTCGTTCCATTGCATCCCCATAGTTCATGCCCAGTGCTTTGTCAATCAAGGCCAATGACTCGTCAATAATTGTTCCAAACGTACCTTCGTGCACTTTCCGAAGAATCCGTAATGTCTCTTTGGCATCCTCCAAAGCTTCGATATCCGCGCTGTTTACTTCGTACAATAGGTCAACGTCTTTTTGAATTGGGTCAATGAACGGCTTAAGCGGCTGTATCTGATCAAACATCTTCTTTCCAAGCGCGTAGAACTCTTTGTCCTTGCCTGTGCTGTTATCTACTTTCATGTGTTTTTCTCCAATATGGATTCCAAGCAAATAACAAAAGCTTCGTAAAGCCCTGCTATATTTATCGGGTCGCCTGCTTCTTTGGTCAATTCAATTTCTTTTTTGTAGTGCCTAATCATGGCCTCTGCTTTTTGCTCCATAGTTTTTTGTGACCACGGGTACTGGCGGCTGGCGTAAACCATTTTGTCGGGGTCTGTTGGGTGTGGTTTAAGCGGCATTGTTCTTCTCCTTGAGTTTGGATTCGATGGCTCGGCCTTTTGCGTATGCGTCATCTTTCCACTCCCAGTTTCCAGCATCCCCACTGACTCTTAATTGCTCCATCCAATCAAGGCAATCAGTCAACGCAGAGAGCAACTCGGCATTTAGTTTGGAGGCTTCAATGCCCTTGCGGATTAAGTCGCTGGTCACCTGTGTTTCACGGTGTTCCCAATCGCTGTACAGCATATTGGTTCGGGCAAGGAACTCAATCTTTTCGTTGAGCCGTTCAATCTCGGCATCCCTGTCCTGCGCCGCTTTCTTTTTGCTTTGATAGCCTGTCATGTTGTTCCCCTTGCGCGGATAAGCCTTGCAAAATACGGCCCAGTGCGCGGTACTGCCATGAACATAGCTGCACACTCTTCACGCTCATCAGCACGGGCTGCTGCTGCTACCAACTCGGCGAACTTTTCTGCGTATTCAAGACTAATGATGGGCATCCAGTTCACATCTGTGGCTATATGCATCCCCGCTTGCTTTGCTAGTTCAATGATGTTCATGTTGTTTCCCCTTGAGTGTTAGCTCTTTTTCGGATAAATTCAGCTACACCTTGTTTGTCATAGCCGTACAAATTTTCCCATTTTGTTGCAATGAATTTACGCTCATCAGCACGGACTGCTGCTTCTACCAAGTTGGCAAAGGCTTTCAAATAGTGAATAAATTTATCGCGGTCTTTACCCATCCCGTAATATGTCAATCCCGATTCGTTTGCTAGTTCAATGATGTTCATCACTTCCCCCAAAAAAGTAAAAAAGCAATCCACCCGCACAGCACTACAGCAACCATAGTAAGCAAGGCTTTGAAAGTTTCTGCCATATCATCCAGCGAATCTTCCTGCCCCACTAGGAACCCTTTGACATAAGCCTCGTTGACTTCCTTGATACGCTGCTTGCGGATTGGGCAATCACGCCCTTGGTCGCAATCGCCGTTTGCGTTACAGCAGTTCATTTGTTGCGCTCCTTGAGCATTGCGTCTGCCATCTTATAGGCGTACTGGGCAATTGATTCGTATGCGGATGATTTCGTCAACATACCCTGCATAGCCTTTGCTGCAAAGTGGTCACGCAAGGTCATGTCCCTTGCAAAGCCGCCGGTCTTTACCATCCAGTCGGTGTACTCCTTAGCGTAAATCGTACCTGCAATCTCGTCTTTCATGTCATTTCTCCTAGTGAACCCAAAGATAAAAACCATGCAAAATGCCAATGGGGAACAAAAGAGCCCCCGCCAACAAGAAGCCCCACAAGCCCTGCGCGAAGCAGGTAAAGACGTGCGTGAACCACGCTGCCACGCAAAGTAGACCAATGATTTGCCCCATGCCCTATTCTCCTGTCTTGTACTCATCCAAACGCTCATTCAAGCGCTTGATCCGGTTGATGTTGTAATCGACAATGCTCTGCGCATACTCGACTGCCGTTTCAGCTTGGAGCTTGGCCAAGTGACTCTCAGAAAGCTCTGCTGCAATCAATTCAAGCGGGGTAGGCTTTTTAAACGGCTCCTTGAGCAAGTCCCGTAACCCTATCTTTCTCATCATGACGTGCCCCCTACCGCCATGTCCGGCAGATCCAACTGGTCAGGACTGACCACGGGCCGCTTCTCGCGCTTCTTGGCCTTGATAGCCTCCTTGTTGGCTGCGTAATACTTACGGGCATACGCACGCTGACGCTCCAGCTTAGAAGCTTTTTCAAGCTCGCCTTTCGAATCGTTGGCCTTCTTGTCAATGATCAAGGCCTGCAACATCCCATCATGAACGGCAACCCCGTTCTTAACTTGTCTCAGCGTCCCCTCAAGAATAGCAACCCGAGTCTCAAGGACCTCGATCCGCGCCAACAGATTGGCATCCTGTTTAAGAAAATTAAAAACACTCATTTCACTAACCTCCAAGAATCCTTCACGGCCCGCGCAAGAGACCATCCCTTGCGTCGAAACATAAAGTACAAACGAACAAAATTAAGCATCATCTAAATCTCCTCCATACTGCTCAGCGCAGCTTTCACAGACGTAGCAAGAGTACAGGTCCGCGCCCCACGAATCAGTGATGCTGGACTGCTTGTGGTTCATGTAGTGGCATTTGGGGCACTCAGTGGCCTCATAGACCTCCAATTGCTCGTCCGTGGCCTTGGCTTCAGGATAAGTCTCCTGAAACCCTGCCTTGGCATCTACCTCGTTGTCAGCAAGGATCAAGGCCGAATACGAACCCTTAGGAATCTCCAGCAACACCATGTACCAAGTCGGGGAAGGGAAGCGGGTATCAATCATGGTCGGCCCCTTCTGTAATCTGCTCAAGCGTTACCTCAAAATCCCCGTTGCCGTTATGTTCTTCGTAGAACAAGTCCCACGCCTCCTGCTCAGTCTCGGCGGAAATCTCCACCTCACCGTATTCCTCGGACCAAAAAAGATACCTATTCATCGTAATCTCCTTCAGGCTCATCGCCCATAGTGTCAAAAGTGATCTCAGCACACCTCTCAATGTCTTGGATCGTGGAGTAAGACAAGATATCCAATATCTCAATCTTGTTTGCCTTTACGCTGCTCAAGGTCAAAACGCCGGGGTCCGCTGGCTCGTCAAAGGTCGCTGGCGTGGCAGGCTCGTAATACAACTCGCAATCCAAAGAGCGAATCGGGCCGGACAAAGGGTATAAGTAGTTCAAATAAGGCATGTCAATCCACCACGTTGTAATAGGCCTCAAGCTGCACAAAGAGGTCAAAAAAGTCCTCCTCGGACAACAAAGTAAGCACTTCTAAAGCCTCGCGGCCCACGACGACTTTTACCGAAGTTATACGCGCAGAACCACTGTCATCGTTACCATAATGCACCTCTACGGGTAACTTTAACGTTAAGTCAGCTATGCTGGTGTGTTTAGGCATCATTGATGTCATTGCTCTATCCTTTCTAGGTTTATGACGTTTAAAGGTTTTTGGGCCGTTGCCCGAGGCTTATTCTACGTTAATCTGCGTTACTAAAACCCTTATTTTTGGGTGTCAATTGTAGGAATTGATACTAGGGTTTACCCTTAGAGATTTGGCTTATATGCCAAAAAGCATATAAGGAATAGGCTTTGATATGCATTTTGAGGGCTCCCTATAGAGTTTTTCCAAGAAAAAAAGATTTTATTTTTTTTTTTTGTGAAATTAGGCGTAATGACGTAATTGGTGTAATAAGTGATATAAATCAATAGGTTAGAGCATTACATTGAGATAAGAGGTAGTGTAAGGGTGTAATTTTACTGGGGGGTCCCTACGTTTAAAAAAAAAAAATTTTATTTTTATTTTTTGATGAAAAAACTCTATAGGCAGGCCTTCGGGAGTGCCCCTTGATTTCCTGCCTTACATGAGTTAAACTATCGTTATCCTTGTTTCGATAGGCTTAATCAAATGCTACTTCCAGACCTACAAATTGACCCCAATATCCCCGTGCCTAGGGGAAGGACGCTGTACCCCTTTCGTGAGATGGAAGTAGGCGACAGCATCTTCTTTGCTGAGTTGGCCAAGGGCACGTCCGCTAGGGTGGCTTCCAGCCACTTCGTGAAGACGCATGAGCCTACGTGGGTGTTCACCCTGCGCAAGGTGGATAACGGCTTTCGCCTGTGGAGGACAGCATGACCCGTAAAGACGTTTGGAGCGTGCCTCCGGTGATACCGGACAAGGCCAAGCAGCGCATGGCCGGTGAAGTCATCCCCCTGCGCCAGCAGCGCAAGGTCCTGAACGAAAAGGAATGGAAGTTTGTGCAGGAGTACGTTTCCGGTGACGGGCGGGTGACCCTGAAGGAAGCAGCCATCCGTGCAGGGTACAAGGAGACCTCTGCAAGCGTCATGGCGTGGAAGCTGACCAACCCCAAGGAGTACCCCCACGTAGTGGCGGCAATACAGGCCTACAGGGCTGAATTGGCCTCCAAGTACAACACCAGCTACGAGCGGCACATGAAAGACCTTCAGATCATCCGCGACAAGGCGTTGGAGGCTGGGGCCTTCTCGGCTGCTGTGGCTGCGGAATACCGGCGCGGACAGGCGCTGGGGACCATCTATGTCGAGCGCAAGGAAATTAGGCACGGGCTTATCGACAGCATGAGCAAGGAAGAAGTGCAGCACCAGCTTGATGAAATCAAGCGCTTGTACGGCGGGCCCCCTCCGACTGCCCTGATTGATGCTGACACCGGCAAGGTCATGGAGAGTATGGCAAAGCAGGCGGATCCCGTCTTTGATGCAGGCGTACCGAATCCCCCTCCGGACATTTTCGAGATGGACCATGGCGACGACACCGGAGAGTAGATTTGCCCAGCGCGTTCGGGGCTCTCTCGGCGGCGGCGACATCGAACGAATAGAGAATCGGGTGAACCTCGGCGTGCCTGATATGCTGGTCGGCGTGGACTCGCGGTTTGTCATGGTCGAGCTAAAGGTAGTTACCAGTGGGCTGAAAGTAGCCCTGCGGTCCCATCAGGTGGCCTTTGCGACTAGGCATACGGCTGCGGGCAGGCCTTCCTTTGTGCTTGTCAAGCGTGAGGGCGGCACGGCCAGTAGCCAGTCGGCTGTCCCGCCTGATTCCATTGCCTTGTACAAGGGCGCGTCTGCAATTGAGCTTTATCAGCAGGGGCTAAGGCTGGCCCCCTTGGCATGGTGGCCTTCGCGTACTATGAACTGGTCGGAACTGCGCAAGCTATTGGCAACTCAATAGCAATAGAAAAATGCAATCGGAAGGGGGCTAGAACCCGATTACAATGGTGCACCGGCACAGATTAACCGGTACTGTTAAACCCAAGAAAGGATAGAGAGATGAAAACCGCAAAGGAAATTACAGCTTTTGTTAGGGCTTACAGCCAATGCATGGCTTATGAGAGCGCAGAAAATGCCGAGACCATTGTTCTAATGTTATCCATGGATTACGACGAGGAAAAAATATTGGAGCGTTTCCCCCAAGCCACTACAGTGCTTGACGCATACCACCTGTGGAACGAAGCCAAAAAGTTTAGCAATACCTACGCGACGGAAGGGGCTAAGAATGTTTAACGTTTACAACCACAATCACACCCTGCTCGGATCATTCGACACCAAGCAAGCCGCCGATAGCGAAGCCGCCTTTTACACTGAGCAGACAGGCAACGCTGCCTTCGTCCACGAAGGGCCTAACCCCGTCAGCTACATTCGCCACCACCCCAAACCCCGCCAGCGCATAAAGTTTGTCGTTTGCTACCCTAGCACCCGCACGGCGGTCGCTGCTTTCGATACTCTCAAAGCCGCCCGTCACTATGCGGAGAACATGATCATTGAGGGGTTCCCGTGGGACTTTCCGGCACGCACTGCGATACCTATTATTTCCCGTGAAACAATAGAAAAATACAATCAAAGGACAGCGCCAGCTATTGCATAATTAGCTCATGCCGGAATAGTCCGGCACAACAGAAAGGATAGCATCATGTTAAAAACAGTAGCAATTAGCGGCAACAGCAAAACGGGCCCCATAGCCGTTACGTATCGCGCAGGCGAACATGAGACTTACGGAACGTGCCCGAAGACATGCAAGCTTCACCCAAAAAGCGAAACCGGCACGGACCATATCGACAGCGAATATTTAGCCGCCGTGTATGACGCTGTCCCCCGTGGCGGTTTGGCTTGGGCTTACAGTCACTTTACGGCGGAAGCTTTGCCACTGCCTGCCAAGGGTAAAACGACAATCAACGCAAGCTGCGACACTATGCAAGACGCTGCCCGCGCTGTGGAGCTTGGCAGGCCCGCCGTATACGCTGCCCCATATAACAGCGCCGAACAATGGCCGAAAAAATTCCACGGGATAAGCTTTGTTCGATGCCCTGCCGAATTGTCTGATTCCTTTACGTGCCACCAGTGCGGCAATGGCTCCCCATTGTGTGCCCGTGGCGATAGGGATTTTGTCGTGGTATTTGTCGGCCATGGCACGGGTAAAAAGCGAGTTGGCACGGATGCCGAAGGCGGTTGTTATGCGGCATCAGGACCGACAGCGATACAGTGGCACGCTACCAAAACAAAAGGCGTGGCCAATGATGCGCAGGCAGTGCGGGACTTTGCGCAGCGCTTACCCCATCGTTCTATGCTGCGTCACCATATCGCAGGCGATATTGGGAGGGCTATTGCATGATCATGGCATTCGTGGCCCTTGGTATCATCATAGCCCTAGGCTGGATTTTGGACAAATTCGATTGAAAAATTCAATCGGCAGGCAGTGAATATTCCCCTTACAATGGCGCACCGGCACAAATTAACCGGTATTTTTTAAACTCTATAGAAAGAATAGTTATGGCACATATGATCGATACCACCACCGGCACAGCCGCTATCGCTTACGCTGGTAAAACCCCATGGCACGGACTAGGTCAGGCGCTAACCGAAGGCGCTTCGATTGAAACGTGGACACGCGAAGCCGGTTTGGCTTATGACGTGCTGGAATCTCCCGTGTTGTTCCGCACTGCTGCTGCTACTGAGCCGGAGACATTCAAGGGCCGCAAAGTACTGCACCGCAGCGACACGGGCGCAGCGCTGGCCGTAGTGTCTGACGGATACCACGTAGTGCAGCCCGCCGAAATAATGGGGTTTTTTTCCGATTTAGTGGCGCTAGGCGGTTTTCAATTGGAGACAGCCGGAGCCCTTAGCTATGGCCGTAGGGTTTGGGCGCTGGCATCCGTAGGCGAAGCCGCACCAGTTATCGATGGCGACATGGTCAAGCCTTACCTATTGCTTGGCACGTCATACGATGGAACCATGGCAACAGTGGCGAAATTCACAGCTATCCGCGTAGTGTGCAATAACACCATAACCGCAGCAGTCGGCAGCGAATCCGATATTGATAAGGGCTATCTGAAAAGTGCTATTCGCGTGCTGCACAGTGAGCGCTTTGATGCTGATGCTGTCCGCCTTCAATTGGGGATTGTGGCAAATCAATTCGAGCGCTTTTTAGTGCAGAGCCGCCAATTAGCGGGCGTGCCAATGACCACCACGGAAGCGGATGCATTTGTGGCCGAATTGCTCAAGCCTTACCACCAAGGGAAAACCGCTGTGTCTGACAGCCGCGCTTATAAGCGAATAATTCAATTATTCGAGGGCGCTGCCATTGGTTCGGATATCGATGGGGTTACCGGAACGCGCTGGGGCATGCTCAATGCTGTAACCGAATTGGTGGACCATGAGCGCGGGCGAAGCGACAATACCCGCCTTGAATCGGCATGGTTTGGCACTGGTAACGTGCTAAAAAATCGGGCAGTAGAATTGCTGGCCGCTTAACGATAGGGTAATGCTGGCGAATTTCCCCCGTAAAACGGGTAATTCGCTGGCCGTTTTTCCGGTTGCTTTCGATATCGGAAACCAGCCCCCGAGCCGCGCACCGACAGCCCTAAAAAGTTATTCGCGCTGCGCTGGCCGCGCCCCGTGGCACGCGCTTCGCGTGCCACGGATAACGCTGCGCTATCCGCGCCCGTAGGGCTCGCGCAGCGAAGGATAGCGCAGCGTTATCGGCTATCGATGGGGCTGGTTTGATTGATAAATACAATGGGGGCTGGGGCTGGTATGCCCTTATAATTGCATCATGCCAGCGCGGTGCTGGTATCAACAGAAAGGATATTGATATGGGCTTAGATATGTATCTTAATGCACGCAGCAGCGTGGGCGCTTACGATGACACTGCGCAAATGGAATTAGAAAAAGTGCCGTTTATTGCAGCTACTGGCATGCGGGTAACTGGCATTACTTACCGCGCTATGTACTGGCGCAAAGCAAATGCCATCCACAAATGGTTTGTGGATAACGTGCAAGACGGCGTGGACAATTGCGAAGAATTCCACGTTAGCCCGCAGCACCTGCAATTGCTGCGCGACACTTGCCAGCAGGTGCTAGACAATAGAGAAAAAGCAGGGGAGCTACTGCCGCCCAGTGCCGGATTCTTTTTTGGCACCACTGATATCACCGAATATTACTTTGATGATTTGCGCGACACTGTCGAGGGGCTGGATAGAGCGCTGGCACTTGCGCAGCGCGATAGCTGGGTGACGTTTACTTATCAGTCCAGTTGGTAGCAGTACGCTATCGGGGCTCGCGCCCCGATAGCTATATTTTTCTTGCCGCGCCGCCCTGCTGGGGTATACTTACCCCAGCCCCCAGCAGGGCTATATCATCAACCTAGAAAGGATAGCATTATGAAAACCCAAGGCACTAAACTCTCCACGTACGTGAACAATCTATTTGCTACATGCGAAGATATGGAAGCAGCGTTAGCACAGGCCGCCAATATTGCAGGTGGCTCGGACAATGCCGCCGCCGTCCACACTGCCGTTCATATGGTTTTGAACACAGCCATCAAATTGCATCAAGCAGATATGGCCAAGGCTAACGCACCGCTGCTTGAATTGATCGATGCAAGGATTCAAGAGTCGCTCACTACGGTGGACAGCCTGATTGAGCATGCGCTCGAAGTCTATGGCCGGACAGTAGACGACAAGATCGAATTGGCCATCGATGATATCGATCTGAATCAGAACGTGGCCGACTGGATGGATAACAACTTTGATCTGGAAAACTCACTGTCTGGATTAAGTGTCCGAATCAACTTTGATTAATCGATAGAAATAATTGTGAGCCAGCCCGTAGGGGCTGGCTTATAATGTACCTGTCAGCAGCCGCTGACAATCAACCCTAGAAAGGATAGCAAAATGAAGACTCGTATATTGAACCTCGGATGGGACTGCAAGCTGGTTATACCTGAGAGTGTTTCCCCCAAAGATCTGCAAGCGCTTATTGGGTTTCTCGGCACGCTGCGTAAGACCTCTACACATAGCAACTTTGCTGGCCCCGACTTTATGTATGCCAACAACTTTGCTGGCGTGCAACTCGAAGAAGTAGATCTACACTCAGAGGCGGATGCTAGGCGCTTGAGCGAAGAAAGCAAAGCAGCGTACAAGGCGCGCGAAGCAATGGAGAAGGCGGCAGCCTAAACCTCAAACTGGGGGCGCTGCCCCCAGTTACCCTAAGCGGCCCAACTGGGCCGCTTTTTCTTTGCCTGTGCAAATCGGCCCAGCCCGTGCACCTGGCCAATTCCCAAAAAAGCCTTATAAATCAAGCACTTACGCGATGCTTGCCAAATGTAATAGAGTCGCTTGAATGATTCCCAATAACGCAATATAAATTGGTAAGCATTACCTAATAGCTATGGCTGGCTTGCCAGCCATAGCCTAAGCCTATCCCGCTATCACGCACCGCGCCCCATAGCCGCAGGCTATGGGCTGTGGCCCTCCCTTGCCCGTTAGGGCCCCATGCGTGGCATGGGGGGAGGGCCACAAGGCTACCGGCTTCTCTGTCGTTCGCCTCCGCCCATGTTTTACAGCCATAAAACGGTATTTAGGAATTATTGGACCCCACCCCCTTGTTTTTAAAAAGGCAAGGCCGGGGGTATACTAAAAAAATTCAGAACTTTACGAGTCTGCCCATGGTCCACGCTCCGCCGTCCGATGTCGAACACAAACGCCTCTTGCTGGAACTGCGCCTCCAGCAGATCCAAATCAGGGACAAAGCCTCCAACGAATTCCTAGAATTCTGTCGTTACGTCTGGCCGGAGATCATCATTGGTGAACACCATCGGCGTATTGCCAAGGCCCTTGATCGGGTAATCGAGGGCAAGTGCAAACGACTCATGGTCGCCATGCCCCCGCGCCACGGCAAGTCACAGATGGGCAGTTATCTGTTTCCCGCCTACCTGATGGGAAAGCTCCCCGCTTCTAAGCTTATTGTGGGATCTCACACTGCCGAGTTGGCTCAGCGCTTTGGCCGGATGATCAGGAACCTTGTTGATGAGGACAGGTACAAGGAACTTTTCCCCGGCGTGGGCCTTTCTGCTGACAGCAAGGCTGCTGGTCGGTGGAACACGAAGGGTGGTGGAGAAGCCTATTTCATTGGTAAGGGCGGCGCGATGACCGGGCGCGGCGGGGATATTGTGATTTTGGACGATATCTTGGACGAGCAGGACGCTTTGTCGGAGACCGCCATGGAGAACACTTGGGAGTGGTACACCTCGGGCCCCCGTCAGCGGCTCCAGCCCAACGGCACGATTATCGTGATCAACACCCGTTGGAAGACGGATGACCTGACTGGTCGGTTGTTAAAGCAGCAGGGGCAGTTAAAGTCGGATCAGTGGGAGGTCTTGGAATTTCCTGCCATCTTGCCTTCTGGTCGCGCACTGTGGCCCGAGTATTGGAGCATAGATGAGCTAGAAAAGGTCAAGGTCAGCATTGGCCTGAAGAAGTGGAATGCCCAGTGGCAGCAGCAGCCCACCAATGATGAGGGGGCGATCCTGAAGCGCGATTGGTGGCGCAAGTGGACTTATGACGAGCCACCGGCCTGTGAGTACATTATTCAGTCGTACGATACGGCGTACTCCAAGAAGGAGACAGCGGACTACTCTGTTATCTCGACGTGGGGCGTGTTCACTCCCAATGCCGACTCGGGGCCCAATCTGATCTTGCTCAATGTCAAGCGTGGGCGCTGGGACTTCCCGGAATTAAAGCGCGTTGCGCGGGCCGAGTACCTTTATTGGAATCCAGATAACGTCTTGATTTAGGCCAAGGCCACCGGCACGCCACGCCAGCAGGAGTTGCGCAAGGTCGGGATTCCTGTGACGATGTACTCCCCGGGCGGACGGCGCACGGGCCAAGACAAGATATCTCGTGCTAATGCGGTAGCCCCTTTGTTGGAGTCGGGGATGATTTGGTATCCACCGGACTTGGAGTGGGCGCAGGAGATGGTGGAGGAGTGTGCTGCTTTCCCCAACGGATCGCATGACGATCAGGTGGACTCAGCGGTCATGGCTTGGAGCCGGTTTCGCGCTGGCAACTTTATTGCTTTGGACTCGGACGAAAAGGATGAAGAGCATCCGGAGAGCGCGGTATTAGAGTACTATTGACGTAGCTTGACGGCCCAGTAAAATGGTGATAATACTCACCATTCACGTTCCGAGGATCACGGACCATGGCTAACCCCACAAATGAAGAATTCATCAACCGCATCATGGAAGCGGAAAGCAGTGGCCGTAGGTACGACAAGAACGGAAAGCTACTGCAAGGTCCAAAGACTAAGCATGGTACGGCCAAGGGTGAGATGCAGGTTTTGGACAAGACCAATTTTGACCCCGGCTTTGGCGTAGAGCCTGCCAAAAACAAATCTCCTGAAGAGCGGGCCCGGGTGGGCCGCGATTATGCAAAAGCGATGCTGGATCGGTACAACGACAAGCAGCATGCTGCCATGGCTTACAACTGGGGTCCGGGCAACGTGGATAAGTGGCTTGCAAAAGGTCAATCCGCTCCTGTCCCCAAGGAGACAGAGGATTATGTTGTCAAGGTGACGGGCGCTCCGATTGGAGCGCAGGTAGCAAAAAAGCCTGCCGCTTCTCCTTTTGAAACAGCCGCCGCCCCCGCTCCGGCAGCAGCCGCTGGTGCACCCAAAGCTCCCGCCTCACCTCCGGTGAAAAAGGTAGCGCAAGCGACTCCCGCCCCAGCGCCGACTGAAGATATCAAGGCGAGGATCGCGGCCCTCGGGCCAAACTACCATGCCGCCATGGCGCTGTCCTATTTGGCGGACAACACCGATGAGGATGACCCGGCAATCCAGTCGTACAGGGAGCGCATGGGGGAGGAGTCTGAGCGCAGCGCTTTACTTAGTGAGCCTGTTGTTTCTCCTGCCATTGCAGATTTGGATTTAAAAGTACGCAGCCCGTTTCCAGAACCGGTGGCCGCTGCTCGGGGTGGGTTGATTCACCGGGCCGGTGGTTCGCCTGAGGAGGGGGAAGAGGTTACCGGCGATAGCGATACCATGGCAAGCAACACTGATCCTGAGACAGGTCGGGTTGCTACTACAAAGTATGGGGAACAAACCCCGGTCTACTCTTTCCAAGGAAAAGAGTACCCTGCTGCGCAAGGCGCTAACCTACCGCCGTCACGTTCTAAACAGGCGCTTGAGGCTTATGTACAAGCAATGGTTCCTGATGCAAACATACGGGAAAAATACCCTCTTAGTGATTCGGTCAGAGGATTTATAAGTAGAAAAGATCCCAGCACAATTAATTTAAGTCCTATCCTTTCTCCCGGATCACGGGAAGAGACCATGTTGCATGAAGCCGAGCATTCAATGGATGCTCGGGGTGGTGATTTGCTTGGTCGTCCAAAAGTTAGAAACATGGATAACAACTACCGGGCGTATTACCTGATGGGAAGCCGGTGGGCCCCTGTCAACATGACGGTCAAGAACCTTGTGGACAACAAAGATGAACTGGAAAAGTTTTTTGGTCGTCCATTGGACAACTCGTATTTCAGAAAAGAAACGTATGCCAATGTTGCCAAAGATGGCGATCCGTCTGCTTTGTTTTCTGAACAGTTGGCAACTTTGTCAGCTTTGGAGCAGCAAACTGGGAAGTTCTTGACGCACGATCCTAAGATGCGTGAACTGATTTTCCCGTCAAACCCTTTGTACAACAACACCAGCATGATGGCGGTGTACGATGCTTTGACCGGGCCTCGCCAGACTCGCATGGATGCGAGGGACATGCCGCCCCACACGCCTGTTCCGTCTTACTTGTATGAAGAGCCGGGGTCTATGTCTCGTTTCTTTCGCAAGCATACGACTGGCCCAAATGAATATGGCATCCCCATCAAACGCGCCGATGGTTCTCCTGAGGAGGGGGAAAGTTCTCCTGAGTATTCTTTTATGGGGGCGGCTCGCCCTGACAATGAGCATAAGCTTTACCCTAAGACCGAGCGCATGAATCCTGTTGTCAAAGCGGTAAAGTCGGGAGTGGACACTTTTAACCGTTTTATTGATAGCGGACCATCAGTAGGTAGGGTGGTAGGTGACGTAGTGGGGGCCATACCTTTTGTTGGCCCAGACCTACGTAAAAGCATGGAAGAGTCCACCGTTACTTTGCCTACGAGGTATACACGTTCTCCCACAAATCCAAACGTGGCAGTAGGTGTTGAAACTTCTAAAGTTCCTGTAACTGACGCATTAAACAGTGTAAAGATGTCCGACCTTGTTGGCGGGACGGGAGTGAGCAATGTTCTGGGTAGTGTGGGCAAAGGGTATGCGCCTTCCCCGCTGGATGTTTTGGACACCGTAGGTGCTGGCGCTGTCGGTTACAAAGCGGCCAAGGCGGGTGTAAAAACTGCCAAAAAAGCTTCTGACATGTTGAAAGAATTGAAAACTCCAGCGCAAGTGGCCGCTAACGTTGAGCCTGCATTGGATGCAGCAACTCCCGCCGCTGCATCCCTTTCTGCCATGGCAACTCAAAAGGGCGCTACAGCCACTCCATTCTTCAGTCCTTTGGATGCGTACGCACAGACGCTGACAGGCCCCGTTACTCCGGCTGAGTTTATTAAGCAAGTACAAAACAAGGGTTTTCGTGCATACGATGTAGAGCGGGCAAAGGAAGCCATGCAAAAACTAGGGACGGGCCAAGTTTCTCCTGCCCAGATTTTGGATTCACTAGATAAAACTTACCATCCCGAAAGCTTTATTACCAAAGTTGCAGAACCGGGGACCGTTGGATTTACCCACCCCGATGTAGATAATGTGTTCAACGGAAGAGGCAAAAGCCCTCCCCAAGGCGTAGTGAGCTTGCATCTTCCAGTTACGGAACAAATGCGGGAAGCTAGGCAAGTACAAATTGCTTTAGAAAACTTAAAAAGTTATAAATTGAGTTTAATCAACCCTAGTGTTACATCTAACTCCGTAATGACATCAGCGGAAAAAGCAGCCAGTTTGATAGCGGATGTCTATGGGCAACGCAGTGAACAAGCCCTTGATGCCATGGAATCCGTAGATCTTATACGCCGGAAACAGGAACAAATTGTTCCTTACTTAGAGCAAATTCCTGAATACTTAAAATTACAACAAGAATTTAAATATCCCATGGCAAAGGCAGATGCAAAATTGTTTTCACAAAAGTATGAGCAAGAAGGAAAAATTCTTAATCAACAGTATCCAAATCTTTCTGGCACAGAAAAAGCGCAGATGATTACAAAAAATACGGTAGCAAAATTAAGAGATGAAACCCGCAAAAAATTAATGGTTTTCTTTGAAAAACACAACGTCCTTAATCATGAAGTTAAAAGCATGTTTAAAGATGCCGTTGATGCCGATCAGGCTATTGGGGATGGACAAGGTACTTACATTGATTTAGCATTTAAACAGGCGGATAATGTAATAAACCGTGATTTAAAAGACTTTCACACAGCAACGGGCTCAGAGTTTGCTAGGCTAAAACATCAACTTCCTGACTATTTAGTCCCTGACCTAGGTCATGGTGATTTGTATTCCAGCAAACTTCCTGAGGGGGAGGGGTACACACACATGATGTTGCATCACAGCCATGAAACAAACCCGGTGGCTTTTAGCCGGTTTACTGACCACACTGTAAATCTTAATGGTCGAAAAGTGGAAGGAATGTATGTGACCGAGCTACAGTCCGATTTGTATAAACGGCTGAAGCAAAGAGGCGCTGTTGGGAAAAGCGCGGCAGATGATGCCCCTAAAATTGATAAAATAAAACAAGAACAACAAGATTTAAATTCCCAAATAGAAACCCTAAGGGAAGAACATGAGTCATATTCAAAATACGGAGAAAACCCAAATACTATTAACTATGAGGTAACGGGAGCTAAATTACGTGATTTACAAAATCAATTGCTTAACAAAGATATTTTAATTTCAAATATTAAAAACAAAAAATACGATGTTGCTCCAGCTTATGCGGGCATGGAAAATTCTCCGCAAGTGATACAACAACTTGCAGCTAAAAATGCAGTGCTTGCTGGAATAAAACGTGGAAAGAATTTTGTGGCTTTTCCCGGGGTAGAGTCAGATCAGGCAAAACTTTATGAAAAAATGCCACGAAACATTGATGAAATTTTAAGAGACCTTGGCCCCGGTTTTGAACATCAGATGGTGCATATCCCATTACCTGAAGGGGTGGATAGCACAAAAATGTACAAAATGATGAAAGCAAAGTCTGTTGAATATCCAACGGATGCAAATGGCATAGTTATGAATAACGAGCCCCTTACAATGCTTTCGCACGCGATAGTCTGGGGCCCGGAAGCCGCTGCGCGGATCTTGAAACAGGGTGTACGATTCAATCATGGCGGCTCCGTTGAACGCCAACCGGACGATAATCGCCGCTACCTATAAGGACAGAATATGCCAGTTGAAAAAGCCCTACGTGCCGAAGACCTGCCTTCAGGCAGCATGGACATTGAAGTCGATGACGGTCCGCTGCCTGATGTCAACATCACATTTGACATTGAGACCGGTGGCGTGGTCATTGACATGGGCGAAGACGATGCTGCTGAAGTCCCCTTTGACAGCAACCTTGCCGAGGTAGTCGAAGAGTCTGTCCTTGCCTCCATCTCCCAAGAATTGATGGACATGTTTGATGCGGACGTGGCATCACGCAAAGAGTGGGAAGATCAGTACAGCAAAGGCCTCAAACTCTTGGGCTTTAACATCGAAGAGCGCACCCGTCCTTTCAAAGGCGCGTGCGGCGTGAGCCACCCTCTGCTCACCGAGAGCATTGTTCAATTCCAGTCCCAAGCACTCAAGGAACTTCTGCCTGCCGAAGGCCCCGTGCGCACGCAAGTGCTGGGCAAGGAAACCCGTGAGAAGCTGATGCAAGCGGATCGCGTTCGGGACTACATGAACTACCAGATCACAGACGTGATGGAAGAGTACACGCCTGAGTTTGACCAGCTTTTGTTCTACACCGGCTACGGCGGCTCTACGTTCAAGAAGGTCTACTATGACGAGAACAAGGGCCGCATGGTGAGCGCTCTTGTGTTGGCCGACAACCTGTACATCCCGTACCACGGTTCGTCAGTCATGAGCGAATGCGAACGCATCACGCACCGTGTGTTCATGTCTGCCAATGCCTACCGCAAGGCCGTGGTTCGCGGTCAGTACTTGGATGATGCCGAGACCGCTGACGCTGGCAACAACAACCCCAGCATCATCCAAAAAGCAGTTGACAAACTGACCGGCGTGGCTCCCACTCCTGAGAACGATGAAGTCTCTTTGCTGGAATTCCAAGTTGATTACGATCTCCCCGGCTTTGAAGACAAGGATGAGAATGGCGAGGCCACCAATATCCAGTTGCCCTACATCATCACTATTGATGAGACATCCAAATCCGTTGTTGGCATCCGCCGCAACTGGAAAGAGGGCGACAAGAAGCACGCACGCAAGCAGTACTACGTGCATTACATCTTGGTCCAAGGCCCGGGAGCCTATGGCCTTGGTTTCTTGCAATTGATTGGTGGCCTGACCAAGACGGCTACCTCTGCTTTGCAGCAACTGGTCGATGCCGGTACGTTCTCCAACCTCCCCGCTGGCTTTAAGGCCAAGGGTGCACGGATCATGAACGATGACGTGCCGCTGCAACCGGGCGAGTTCCGTGACATCGACGCAGGCGGCGCAGAGTTGCAGTCCTCCCTGTTGCCGCTGCCGTACAAGGAACCCAGCCAGACGCTGTTTACCTTGCTTGGATTCTGCGTGGACGCTGGTCGGCGCATGGCATCCATCACCGACATGCAGGTTGGCGACAGCAACCAGAACGCCGCCGTGGGCACAACGATTGCACTGCTGGAAAAAGGCAGCGCGGTCATGTCTTCTATTCACAAGCGCCTGCACTACAGCCAGAAGCTGGAGTTCCAGTTGTTGGCCAAGGG